GAAGTTCGGCCTTTGGAAACGCGGTACGATCATGGCGCACTGTGTGCACAGTGATGCACGTGAGCGCGCAGCCATGCGCAGCGCGGGCGTTTGGGTGGCGCACAGCCCGGATTCCAACACGAACCTGTATTCCGGCGTTGCTCCCGTGCGCAAGATGCTGAGCGAGGGGCTTTCCGTGGCGCTTGCTTCCGATGTTGCAGGCGGCGCAAAGCTTTCCATGCTCCATGCAGCGGCAGAAGCCATCCGCGCTTCCAAGCTGCGTTACTATTACAGCGGAAAACGGCCTGACGAAGCCTACCTGACCGTGCCCGAAGCCTTTTACCTCGCAACGAGCGCAGGGCAACAATATTTCGGCGCGGGCCCGGGTTTTTGCGTGGGCGATTCGCTGCATGCCATCGTGTTGGATGACAGCGTCCTTCCGCCTTCGCGCCCGCTTGCGCCTGCCGAGCGTCTGGAGCGCCTGATTTATGCGGATGACAGCCGCACCATCCGCGCCGTAATCAGCGAAGGCCGCAGGCTGATCTAAGGTCTCTGTAAAAACAAACGTACCTGCTTCTTGACAAGCGCCCCCGTGCTTTGCTATAATACAAAGGCTACATCGGGAGAGATGTCCGAGTGGTTTATGGAGCCGGTCTTGAAAACCGGTGATGCTGCAAGGCACCGGGGGTTCGAATCCCTCTCTCTCCGCCAAATATGAGAATGCCCTCTGGGCATTGTCATATTCGGCGGCAACGGAGCGAACGGCGCTCTTCCACCGAAAATTGTATATGCGGAGAAGTACCCAAGTGGCTGTAAGGGGCTCCCCTGCTAAGGGAGTAGGCTGGGGTGACTGGCGCGAGGGTTCAAATCCCTCCTTCTCCGCCAAAGTGCCTATTTTGCTAGACAATTAGGCACTTTTTTGTTTTACAAAGCCACGGTTTATGGAATGTTCAGGCTAGCACAGAATAGCACAATTTAAATCTATAACGTACATTGCAACGAACAAAAAACACTGGAAAAGTGACCGAACATGGTGTATAATAACAGTGGGCTATGATGGTTTGGTTTGTTGGTACATTACAGAACACCTCCTTTACAAACGAAGAAGGCCGCCACAAAAAAGGCGGCATTTCTTCTATACTGTTACAATAGTGATTTTGGGTCAATGCATAGCGCGTCTGAAATGCGGATTAGGGTTCTTGCGTCAATATTACCTAGTTTGGGGGCTATTTTTGTAATAGCTTTTTCGCAACGCTGAAACGCATTCCGGCTTTCCACATGTTACCGCATTTGTTCCGGGCGGACACAGGCCGCCACATATCACGCACCGTTTCAATGATACGCGTTTTTCCGATCTGATTTCCGCTATTTTATCGCGGTTTGCGGTGTAGTACGCAGCGCCCTGGCTGCGGTCAACCGCCATAACAGCGTCATACCTGCAATCTGGGCAATACCGTTGCCTGCCGTTGCTTACGGTGTATTCGCGCCCGCAACGTTCGCATGTGTCCGTGCTGCCAAGCTTCCGCGCGTATCCGTTTTTTCTATACCTCGCGGCGCGTTCCCTTTCGGCCCTTATCCTGCACGCGGGGCATCGCTTTGCGCGTGGGCCTCCCAGAAATTCAATGCCGCAGTCCTGACATGTGCGCATTCGGATGGAACTGTTTTTCTTGCCCGCTGCGGAACATGCATCGCATTGGAATTGCCTTGCGTTGCCCGTGAACTCCGCGCCGCAGGATGTACATATACGAATTACAGAACGCCGCGCCATAGAATACCTTTCTGCCGGGATTGGCCGCCCGGCTCGGCGTTGTCGTGTTACCAGATGCAGCTCTGCCGCTCGATGATTTCTTCTACTTCCTTGATCTTTTCAGGGTTCTTGTACGTGTGCCTTACGGGATCATCGCGGTAATTGTGATCGGCAAATTCATTTGCCTTCTCTGCGTTGTCAAACCATTTTGTCATCTTAGCACTGCCATCCCAATAGGTTACGCTATAAAATGTCTTTGCCATTTTTCTTGCCCTCCGTTGTTTTATCTTATGGCTCTATTATACTATGATATCATATTAAAGTCAATAGAAATACCGAAAAAAGTTAATTGAATTTTTCTATGGAAACATAGGATTAAATATGATATAATGGCTATGCAAGGGGGATAGATCATGAAAACAAAATATGAATACAATAAAAAATATGCCGATGCATATGATGCAAAAATGGATAGGCTGTTAATCAGAATGCCGAAGGGACAGAAAGACACAATCAAGGAATACGCAGAAAAGAACGGCGAAAGCGTAAACGGGTTTATAAATCGGTTAATTGCCGAAGCGCTTGAAAAATAGAAAATATGTTCGGTTTTATCCGTAATTTTATGGTATAATGTAAATGGATAAAATATGAAATCTCATGGCATCGCAGAAACGCGGTGCCTTTTTTGTGTGCTATGAAACATTGTGTTAAATGGATTGAAACACCAAAGACATGCAAGGAATGTAAGTATTACGATAGAAATCGGAAGCGGTGCGTGGTGAAGGTATGCCCGTATCCGGCGCGGAGGTGATCGGGCGTGGCGGCAAGGATAACGGAAGTTAGACGCAAGAAAATCCTTGCAGACTATTTAGAAACTGAAAACTATAGGGAAACCGGGCGGCGCAATGGCGTGTCCGATGTAACTGTGCGCAAGCTGGTCATGGAGAACTCGGACTTCAAGCGTGCAATTGAAGCCAAAAAAGAGCAGGACGAAGCCGACATCATCGCGTATATGGACAGCAAACGCGATAAGGTGTGTAAGATAATAGCGCTAGGCCTAGATGCATTGGCAGACCCGGAAAAGCTGAGAGGCGCAACACCTGCGCAAATAACAACGGCACTAGGCACATTAATAGACAAATGGCTGTTGTTGAAGAACCCGCAAAGCGGCGGAACGGCGAAGATTGAAATCAAAACGGATGATCCAGAATTGGCACGGTGGTTAAATGGAAATTGATTTAACTAGAATGTCGGAACCGCAACGGGAATTTTTCCTATCGGATGCAAAGTATACATGCTATGGCGGCGCGCGTGGCGGCGGTAAAAGCTGGGGCATGCGCACATTGTTAGTATTGAATGCATTGAAATATCCCGGTTTAAACATTCTACTGCTCCGGCGCACGCTGCCGGAATTGCGGGAAAATCACATAGTGCCCATGCGCGCCATGCTTCACGGCGTGGCGAAGTACAACGCAACGGAAAAAACGTTTACATTTCCAAATGGTTCACGTATCGTGGCCGGGTATCTAGCCCACGAAGGGGACATATTGCAATATCAGGGGCAGGAATACGGAATAATCGGCATGGAGGAGGCAACGCATTTCACCGAAGAACAAATGCAATTGCTGATTCCGTGTAACCGTGACACACGCAGCGGACGAAAGCCGCGCATGTATTTCACATGTAACCCCGGCGGCGTTGGGCATTCATGGGTGAAACGGTTGTTTGTGGATGGGCAGTACGAAGGAAAGGAAAACCCAGCAAACTATAAATTTATCCGCGCAAGGGTCTACGATAACGCACCCCTGATGGAAGCAAACCCGGAATACGTGGACGCGCTGGAAGGGCTGCCGGAAGACTTGCGCCGCGCGTATCTAGATGGCGATTGGGATGTGTTTGTTGGGCAGTATTTCACAGAATTTCGCAGGGAATTGCATGTGTGCGAACCGTTTGAAATCCCGGCGCATTGGTCGCGCTTCCGCGCGTTGGATTATGGTCTTGACATGCTTGCGGTTGTATGGGGCGCGTTCGATGAATTGGGTAATGCGTATATTTACCGCGAATTGTGCAAGCCGGATGTTGTGATAGCGGATGCGGCGCGGATGATTCTTGATGCGTCAGCGAATGAACCTATACTTAACACATTTGCCCCGGCTGATATGTGGGCGCGAAACAGGGCAACGGGGCGCGGGCAGGCTGAAATGTTCGCGGATGCTGGATTGATTTTAACACAGGTTAGAAATAGTCGCATTGACGGCTGGTTGTCGCTGAAAGACTGGATGCGCCCGATCGACAACGGAACAGGCGGAAAACGGCCACGATTGCAGATATTCAGCACATGCCGCAGGCTAATTCATGACTTGCCGTTGTTGCAACACGATGAACATAATCCTACGGATGTATCAACACAGCCGCATGATATAACACACGCACCGGACGGCTTGCGTTATCTTCTGGATGGCAGGCCGCAACATCGTGTCATCGTTCCGCAAGAATACGATTCACAGATTGATAGCTTTTTGGATTATGGGGGATAAAATGGGATTTTTTGTGTGTTTTGTTTCCGTTGTTGGGCTGATTGTGTGCTTCACATGCGGCGCGGTGCTTGCGCATATATGGGGCGTATCGCCGAACAAGAAACACAGTGATCGGATGGAAGAAGTAAATCCGACACAGGCCGAAACGGACAATCAGGAACAATGGCTAAGGATGATGAACTACACCGGGAGGAATAATGAATGATTCGTACAGACCCGCAGGAAATATGGAAGGAATACGAAAAAGGGATTGATTACAACAATTCAATAGATCTGTATGAAACGGTTCGCGTAAACCGAAATTTTTTTCTTGGTCGGCAGTGGGAAGGGCTGAACGCGCCCGATCTTCCGAAGCCGGTCATGAACATCATGAAACGTGTTATCGCGTACCAAACGTCAATGATTACATCGGACGATATCGGCGTATCGTTTCAGCCGTTCAGACCGAACCCGGATGAATCACTGCTTGCAGCGATATTTGCGCAAGAAGTGGAGCGGGTTATAGAACAGGCTAAAATTAAATCATTCCATCGTGACGCAATCCGTAATGCATCGGTAGATGGTGACGCATGCATGTATCTGTACTATGATACGGACATCGAAACCGGTCAGGATGTGAAGGGGGACATCCGCGTTGAACTGATAGACAATATCAATGTTTACTTCGGCAATCCGTACCTGTGCAACGTTCAGAAACAGCCGTATATCATCATTGCCCAGCGCAAGACGCTAAAAGAAGTGAAAGAAGAATCGAAGCAGAATGGCTGCGATGCTGAAAGCATCATAACAGACAGCGACCCGAACCAAGGCGAAGCAGGGGACGATAGCGGACTTGTGACGGTTCTGATTAAATTCTGGAAGGAAAACGGAATTGTAAACGCAATCAAGACAACGCAAACCGCTATTGTGCGCGACAAATGGGATACAGGGCTGAAGCTGTATCCAATTGCATGGATGCCTTGGGAAACCGTTCGTTCATCGTACCACGGACAGGCCAGCATAACCGGGCTTGTGCCAAATCAGATTGCGATCAACCGCATGTATGCGATGGCCATACGTTCCGCAGAAATGAACGCATTCCCGAAGGTTGTATACGATGCAACCAAGATTGAACGTTGGTCTAACCGTGTGGGCGAAGCCGTAGCTGTGCGCGGTGGCGGTGTCACAGACGCGATTGCAACCGCAATCAGAGGCGCTGACATGTCACCGCAGGTCATGCAGATCATCGAAACAACCGTAAACATGACACGCGATTTTATGGGCGCATCTGATGCAGCCTTGGGAAATGTCAGGCCGGACAATACATCGGCTATAATCGCGGTGCAACAGGCTTCAAGCGCACCTCTTGACTTGCAGAAACGCGCATTTTTCGATTGGTGTGAAGATTATGTACGAATCATCATTGATATGATGCGTGCGAACTACGGAACGCGGTCAATTGTGATTCAGGATGGTGACATACTGGCGAAGTTCATCCCACCAGATCCTATGACCGGTGAAATGCCGGAGTATTTTGAAATGCGCGTTGATTTCGGGCAATTGGAAGGTGCAAACATGCTGTTAAAGGTTGATGTGGGTTCTTCTGCATACTGG